GTTGCCTCTAACATTGCTATTGCCACCAACATAAACACTATTTGAAACGTTAACTGCTTCTCCGGGTCCAGCAATCAAAACAGAGTTACCTATAGAGACATTACCAACACCAGAACCAACTGCACCAACAGAAACGTTATTTGTTACTGCTAAATTTCTACCGATAAAAGCACTATTTGAAACTTGGAGTGCGGTACCGTTTGCACTTATTAAAAGTACAGAGTTGTTAGCTAATTCTAAAGTACCATTTGATTTTGTATAATTGTTAGCTTTTAAATTATTTAATTCTATAGCTGACAAATTTGTTTGAATTCGCCATTCATCAATGGTATTCGTTCTTGTTATGATAGGAATAGTCATTTGGTACTTTAATCTCTCTTAATTAACTGTTGTAACATATTTTTTATTTCACCAATATCTTTATTTAAAGAATCCACTTGAATTTTTAAATTATTTATTTCATCATTTTTTGAATTTAATTTTGATTTCAAACGTAATCTGGCTTCATTTTCTAACAAAACTCCACGATTCACCGTTAAAAGAGCACCACTTGATGTGTCTTTAACAAAGTTTGTTCCTTTTACAGGTATTTTCATATTAACCTGATGGTAAAGCAATTACACGAAAATCTTTTACTTTTGGAACAATTGATGGATCACTTGTTGTTAAAACAATTTTAATAGCAAATGTTTTAAACGAATCAAATGTACCACCATTTGTTGAAGTATATGTTACCGAATCAGAAGTTAATGACGGCCTATATTCAAACTCTCTAAAATCATCTTCTGTTAGAGATGCGGTTGTAGATGGGTTAAAACATTCCATCTTTTGATATGGACGGTCTTTAAATGTTGTGGAATCAGATCCAGAAAGTATTTTATAATATACATGGATATCAGAAACACCTCTTCGATTTGCAGATAAAAATACTCGCAAATCACCAGCATCAAATCCATCTGCCAAAGTAATTGGTTTAGTAATATACCTTGCTAAACATGGGCCACCACTACTGTCGTATTCAGAATTAAGAACAATTTCAGCATTTGAAGTAATTGTGCCAAATCCTGTTCCGGGTACAGATATAGAAAAATCATCATAATAACCAGAACCAGAAGAAGCAACATTTAATCCAATAACATTACCTTGAGCACCGTTTGTTACTAAGTAAACAAGAGCTCCTGTTCCAGTATTTGAAGTAATTGTCACGACATTACTGTTAGAATAACCACCTCCTGGTGTAATAATATTAAAATCATCTACAGTAATTTCAGCATTATCAACAAAGTTTTCCCAAGCATTTAGAAAAATGCTTTCAAGTGAAACGAGTGGTGAAACAGCATTGTCTGTTGTTGAGATAGTTAAAGATACTGAAAAATCTCCTTGATTTTCTATATCTTTTCTTCTATTGCCTACAGTATATAAATCATCATCACCCATAGAATATGTGACGAATGGGATTAGATCTCTATAAGCAGTTTCTTTTGCACCACCTGCCATTTTTGATTTAAACTTATAATCAATTGTAAATGGTGTATCAGATTGAGTTTCTAATTGTCTAGTTATTAATCTGAATTTATCAATATTATATTTTGCACTCTGTCTTTCATTTTCTAAAATAAATGTTGCAGGTGAACTTGAGAATATGCAACGATCCATATCAAACATCAAATCTTCATTTAAGTAAGGTACATATTCCATTGCATTTTGAGATTTATACAATGTACCAACATATGGATTTACGGACACATATTGGTTACCTGTCGTGGTGGCTCCTTTTTCAGCAACCCAAAGTGAGTAAGAAGGACTGTCTGTTAAAACAACAAGAGCATATAAACCTGCCTTTAAGAAAACAGGAGATGCAAAAGTAAATTTAGTATAATTTGAAGATGAATTGAAATTTGGACTTGTAGTTGTATTTACTTCAAATGGATATTTTGTAACAATAGACTCTGGGTAAATAAAGTCAGAAGATGGTAATCCATTAACCGTAGGTCTTATTTGAACACTTACAGGAATATTGTCCTCATCTTTGTTTGCAAAAAATAATTTAACATTCTCAACAAATAAACCATTTGGATAAACTTCAGGATCAATGAAGAATGTTTGAGCCATTGGATCAACACGCCACGTTGAAGTAATTTCTTGCCTAACAGCTGTAGATTGCAATAATGGTGAAGATGCATTTCCGACAAATTTAACACCAACATCAACATTATAAACTGTATTTACAAGATTAGTTTTATTTACTTTTATGCCAGAAGAAACATATGATTTTTCAGCAAACGAAATTGCATCTTCATCATAAGTGTTATTAAATGATTCTGTTAAACGTAAAACTCTTTCACCGTTTCTAAATGTAGCTGCAGGAGGATAAAATACTCCCGAAACTTGTCCTAACTTATTTGCTCTATTAACACCGATACTGTAAACCCAAGTAGAAGATTGTTCAACAGAAGATGTTGTTTCTTGAATTGTTGCCACTTTTGTAGAAGTGTTATAAGCAATAACATTATAAACAGCTCCATAACCATCAGAACTTCCAGATCTATGAACAAATGTTATTGTATTTCCAGCAATATTTACAGAAGGTGCATCTGGTGCCAAAGTTATTGTACTAGAAGTTATACCTCTAGTTAATCCTGATTTATGTTCTAATACAGAATCAATACCATATACTGATTTGCTGTCTACACCCCAAATAACTTTACTGCCTGTTAAAGCTAATCCTGTTTCGTTTACAACACTAACATTTGATGAACCTCTTTCACTATTCGTAACAACAACCATTCTATATGATGTACCACCACTTTGATAAGACGCTATAAAACTGTTTAACTCTGTACCATTATTAGCAATAATAGCTAATTCACCAGAAATGAATACGGAATTTGAATTAACACCTGAAAGAACTTTAATTTTTGATGGTACTACAACGTATTGGTCGATATTAACACCATCAAAAAATGCATAGTATCTTGCATTAGGTTTTAATGAAGATGCTGTAAAAGTAATATCTCTTGGTTTTAAATATGGCTGAATTGCTAAATCAGTAACAAAAGTACCAACATCAACTTGCGATGTTGAACTACTGATTTGTTTCATGTTTAATTCAGCACCTTTTGAGATATAAACTCTATCTGTTGTAGTTTGTAAATTACCAAATTCTCTGCGACCTAATTGTACTGTACTGTTATCTACTGTTGTTACGGTCTCAAACCATTTAGTATCAACTACTTTAGCAAAAGGATTGTCTTTATCATTTACCCATGTTGGATTTTGATCAGAAATAAATTTAAATGCTTCATTAATAAAATTAAAAGCATTATCTAAACCTTGAGTAGAGTTTAATGTTACTCTGGCAGTATGTCCAGTATCTACATCACCTGTATATTCTGGAAATAATCTCATTGTACCTTTAAAATTAGCAAATAAAGCATTTGCGACAGGTACAAATTTGGTGGCATATGGTTGCGAAGCAAAAGAACTTGTTGTATAATTCAACATCAAAGACTTTTGGTCATTTACACCAATAGCCGCATAAGAACCTGATGAATTGGCAGATGACCATTTCATTTTAAAAGTTCTCATTAAAGATGCAGGTTTCAGTTCGCCTTCTTCAATAAGGTTTCTGTTATCAAATCCAACATCACCATATGTTGATTGAACATCACGATTAGTAAAGTTATCAACTAAAATGCCGTACTTAGATCTTTCTAATCCATCAGCATCTAATACTTTTGAGTCAGCTGCATTTTTTTCTAACGAAGTTAATGCAACATAATATTCTAGACCTTTGATTCTCTTTTCAAAAGATCCAATATCATTCATTGTAAATCTTTTATTGTTTTTAAATTCTGCTTTTATTTCTTTAACTGTTTCAGTATACGGAGGAATATCTAACGTATAAATCAACATATCATTAGTATCCACAGGTGGAGGAATTGGTGATACAGCAGATTTGCCTGACAAAACAGAAAATTCTTTTGACGGTTTAACAACAAGTCGGTCAATTCTACTAAGGTAATATTCAAAAGAAAGTTCTGCTGTTCTATCTGGGTCAACATTTACAGCACCAAAAAAAGTATTAGAAGCAATCGTTCTAGTAGGTCTAAAATCTAAACATGAACGTAGAGAAATTAATTTACCATCTTCATTACTTAAAAACTTAGACATTTCATTATATGTAAAATTAGATCCTGTTTTTAAATAAGAATCAACAGTAAATAAACCTTCATTTTGTGGTGATGGTGCCGCTTGATGTTTTAAATATTTGTATTGAATCAATAAAGAAGAACCTGTTGGTGAACTATATCCTCTTTTTAATTTTATTGTTGCGTGATCGTAATGAGTTTTTCTTTGACCATTATCGAATTCGTAGTGACTTGTAACATCATGGTCATCATTTGTCAACATTGCAGTTGTTACATTCGTTGTTGTGGATTTTGAATCAGTAATTCTGACGATTTCATAAATGTCAGGTACTTGTAAGCTTACAACTGTGCCAGGAGTTTTAAGTTGTGCGATTGTATTGGCGCCATTAATAAATGTTGCACCTATATCTTCAAATACTAAACCATCTGTAATGTTTATTACACTACCAGTATTTGCAAAATCTAATGAGTCTCCAGCCGTATCTAAATTGTAAGGTACTTTTTCATGTGAAGTGTTTGAAAGTGGTAACAGTTGTTTTCCACGAATCGCACCTGTAGTACCGTTTTCTGCATTGTTTACTTTAGTTGTGATGATAAAATCTGCTCTAACACCGGCAGTATCAAAATCAACAGTAATTGAAGTATTACTTATTGCTGTAACAGTAAATAAGTTATTAGCTAAACTTACGACCGTATTTGGTGCTATTCCAGAAGTAGAATTTGATGTTGAATTGTATCTGATAAAGCAAATAATGTTGTTTAATATTTGGTTGTCAGACAATGTACCAGGTGAACCAGCAAAATCAAATGTATCTGTACCTGTTGTTGAGATCGTCATTTGACCTGTACCGTCTGACAAATTATCAGAATATAATTTTCGAGCATAAAAATCAAAATTAGAAATACTACCTGATTTCATAGATTCAAATGGTGTATCAAATACTAAACTTGTTTTTGTTGGTTCAGTAATAAAAGAAAAACCAGTTGTAGAATCTTTCGAATCACTTCCAACATCTGCTGCAAAGATTTTTGAAGAACCTGATTTTTGCGAAATCGATCTAGCAACTTTAAAATCTGATTCAATAGAATATGTGTTTGATGAAGGAATAAAAGGTAAAGCTTGCGACAATGTAACTGTTTGTGATATACTATTAGACTCTCTAATTAAAATTGGAGCTAAAAATTGTCCAGCACCATCAGTAATTCTAAAGTACATATTTGCATAACAATTTGCCTGTGATCCTGTTGACGTAGCAGCATCTAATTCAATAACTGTATTTGTAGATCCTACCGTTAAAACTGTTCCTGTAATTGGTTTTGACGACACATCAAAAACATTTACTGTAAATGTATGAGTACTTCCAAGAACTGATGAAGAAGCATCATTATACTTCATCATATTAGCTCTTAATGTTCCAATTTTTGTTGAATTATAAGCATTCGTAGAACTAAAATCAATTGTTGTATGTGGAGTACAATGAATATCTAATTCAGGAAAAGAAGAAATATCTAATGTTCCAGTTGTATTAGCTAAAACGACAAAACTAGAATAGTTTGTTGGTAAATCATAATCTGAAACATTAGATGTTTGTCGTGCTCTTGGTATTTGAATTCTAGTTGGAGCAATAGTTTGAACTTCGTAACCACCGACATATGCTTTACCTGGATCTAATACCGCCGTAAATGAATTTGAATCTAAAGTGTTGTTCGCATCATAAGCTTCTTCTTCTAAAGAAAGAACAAATGGATCTACAGTATAATTACCAGATTCTTCAAATGTTCTTCTAGCAAGAGTTTTTTCAATCTCACTATAAACTGGATAATCAATTTCTTTTGTTTTAACTCCATCAACAAGGCGAATAACTTCAAAAAATGAAGATTCGTCAGCTGAGTCTAAAGTTCTTTTTGATAATCGAGTAGCAATTTCATAACGTGTTGCGCCAGGTGCTTGATAATTTGAAGCACCTTGAGCTGGATCTAATAATGTGGTATCGTCAATCTCATCTACAATATTTTCTTCGAATTCGATACCTACTTTATAAGTTGGTTTTTTATTAATTGTTGTTGCGTTATAACCTACCTTATAAAAAAGTTCAAGCACTAAAAACTGAGGTACTATTTTAACAAAATTACCTTTAAAATAGTAAACACCGTCTTGTATACTTGCAACGTAAGAACGACCTACCGCACTTGTATCTTTTACTTGAGCAAAAATATTTTGACCAAATATTTTGATTTCATCTTCTTCATTGAAAAAATCGGCACTTAAATACTTTAAAATGAGAATAGGATTTGTTGTGGTGTCATCAACAGCAATAACTTTTGCTCTTACTGTTTTAGAAGAATTATAACTTATAATAGTTTTATCTAAAAATAAAGATACATCAATATCTTCATTTTCATATTGACTATTGAGAATTAAATAAAATGCTCTGTCATCTAAAGAAATTTTACCACCAGTTATTGGACTTCCATTTTTGAAAATATGGTTACCAAATTTTTCAATTTGATTTTGAAGTATGGTTTGTAATTGAGTTAATTCTCTAGCCTGGACAGAATATCCAGGTCTAAAAAGAACTCGCATGTAGTTCTTATCTTCATCAAAATCGTCAAAATATGGGTCGTAATTAAAAAAAGTTGTCATTTATTCCTCTAAAACTTTAATGTAAATCTTATTCTGTCTAACTGGTCATCATCTCTTGTAACAGGTGTTTGATTTGAAACATATAAAATTTTGCCTGTGTATAATTCTAATGTTGGATCCGTTTTATTTATAGCTACTCGAATAGCACCACTTGTTTGACCTTTGATCGGTTGGTTTGTTGATAAAGATCCTCTTATATTGTTTACATACAATAAATTCTGTAATTCATCAAAAGAAATAACATCAGCACTAAATGTTGAAGTGGCTAAACTAACTCCTTGAAAAACTATCTCATCATTATTAAAATCTCCTACACCTGGAGAAACTTTAATTTTTGTATACATGGTGTACAAAGAATCTCCAGCCAATTCAGTAGTTGCAAATTCATAAGGATTTTTTAATAGAGTAACTTCACGATATTCATTGTCTGTTGGAAAAACACCATTCTCTGATCCATCAAAATCAACATTAAACATTATTGTATTTGCATATAATTCTTCAATTGGATCAAATCCATGGCCATTTTGTGGTGATAATACCACTTCAGCAGCTGCGGCCGTACCAATACCACCAGCAACGTCAGAAAAACTTAGATTAGCTTTTGTATAATCAGAACCTCTATTTTGAACAACTATATCAATTATTTTACCATTTGCCACATTAGCTTTTAAAACGGCATCTGTTCCATCACCACTTACTGTGATAATATCTTGTACTGTACCGTCTACATAATTATTCCCTTGATTAGTAACTCTTACTATATCAATACTCCTGTTCACGGCTGCAGCTCGAACGAACCTGTTAAAACTAACAGGCATAAAATCTTGTGTTAAAAATTTTTGTTTTTGTTGTGAGGTTAATGTGAAAAGATACTTCCATTTATAACCATCAGGTGTTTTAAAAAATGGTTCTTCTAAAGATGTGGATGACAATGAAAGTTGCGGCTCAGTATTAGAATTTGTACCGCCGTTGTTCCAAAGACATTTAAAAACTTGATCTTTTGAATTTAAAACATAAAATGGTGTTCCTGCTGGGCATACTCCACAAGCAGCAAATGTATATAATGTGTTTGCAGTCCAATTTACTCTTGGTACTACGAATGATGCATTTTCTTGACTTACTCTCTTAGCAACCATAGCTCTATCATAATAAGAATTAAGATTCTGTATCGATTGGCCTGGAGTAGGAGCAACTTCTGTTCCAGCATTCCACGGTGTTTCTTTACCTAAAGTGACGAAAACATAAGATCTTCTGTTTAAAGGTAGGTAAGAATTAGCACTTACATCAAGTAAATTGTATATACTTTCCGCTAAAAGTGTTGAAAATTGATAGGTGAGTAAGGAAGCCATGGGTCTATTTATTCGATTTTTTGAAGAATTGTAGTAACTAAATTAGAAGTAACTTCGAATGTTCCAGAAACAATAATGGTATTTGCATTAACGAAAGTGACAGTTTTGACTGAATC